ATGAACGCATTGGATGCGTGAGACGCCTGCGCCATGGCCTTGCCGGCGTTCATGGAGCGCATGTCGTTACGCATCAGGATGTAAAGGGTGGGTAGTTTTTCCACTTGAGTCTCCGTCTCTGTTAACTGTTCCTATAGTAGCATAGTGCTTTCCTCGCGTCAAGTGCTTTCTTCGGCTGTAAGCGTCTGGAAGCTGTTTTCGTGGTTCTTGAACTGGTCGTCTTTAGGTTCTCCAAACTTCCATGTGAGATCAAGCCACATTGACGATCTCGTTGAATCCCTCATCCTTGGTCGGGAACTGGAGATTCTCCTTCATGGTCTTCATGACATGGGCCGGGATGCTCTTTCCCGGACGCGAAGCCAAGCGACGCTCGTGCTCCGCATCATCCGGCGTCTTGAAGAACACCGCTACCTTGCGATAGTTGCTTGGAACCTGCTTCAGCTTCTTGGCACGAGACTTGACACCGGTATTGGTCTGATCCCAATAGATGTCCTCGCCAGCCTTGATTGCTGCACGGAGGTCCTGCATCATCAGCGTCATCGCCTGTCCGCTCACGTCACGGAAGGCCTCATTGTAGGTCTGCCCACGCTCGGCCGCAAGGCGCTCGATGTGATCATCAGAAGAGATGATCACTCCGCCCGTCTTGTTCTTCTCAAGCCACGTGCTCTTGCCCGCAGCCGGTACACCGATCAGCATGTATAACGTCGGCATGTCCTTACTCCTTGTTTAGGACGCAGTCTCCGTCTAGCAGAGGTTGTGTCCATTTGTATCCTTCTTTTGGAGACACGATGATGCTCCAATCATTGATCTCCATGTTCGATAGCAAGATCTTCTCATTCGGGTCAGCACGGTCGCGAACCTCATCGATCGTCTCGATGTTACAGTTCACGTAATACATGCCCGAAGCGGCAATCTGCCTTGCGTCAAGTTCATCATCGCTACGTCCACGAGTGGAGAACCTGAATCCGTATGGTCTTGCGCCGTAACGCTCGACGATGTCATCCATCATCTCAAGCGCAAGATCCGTGTTCCATTTGTCGATCTCCTTTGACGTCGTCTCTGCGACGAACGTGCCTGGAGAATAAAATGTAACATAATGCTTACTCAGCATCAACCGGATCCTCCACTATGAGCTCTCCGTCCACGATGCGCAGGGTGACATGTCGATCTTCCGGAAGCACGGAAGACCTTATGTAATCCCTTCCTCCGTCGATGAACACGCTACCGTCCTTCGAACGACGGAAGTCATGCCTGTATCGGCTATAGATGATCTCGCCATCGTCGGCAATGATGCCTTGGATGGGTTCGTCGACCGCGCTCTGCCCGTTCGTTATCATCACGCGGTCCTGCATGTCAACGTAGAGTCCAAAGTATCGGCTCTTGCTGACCGGGTGTTCTTCTGCACCGTAGAAGATGGCAACAGGCTGGTTAGCCCATCCACCGTCCACGTTACGCAAGCAGGTCTCACAGACGTACTTGGCGTTCTTCATCTCTTCGATCTTCTTGATGCCATCCGGCTTGAAGATCTCGCTTTCCTTAGCGATGTTGGTATAAAGGTCTGTCTTCATCATCCAATATGTGTTCCTTGCGGCCTTGTTCATCCGAAGAAGCGGCCATTCTCCGCAAGTTTGATGTTACCACCGTCCTGCAGCTTTGTGACGCAGCCGTCACAGATGGTTCCGTTTGAAACCCATTCCGGTCGCTCCACGAGTTCGTGGAGCTCACCGTCGATCGTCGTGGATCCGTAGTGACCTATGATATGATTGTCATCGACCGTTGATGCACAACCTGTTGCCTGGTCGTTGCCCCAACCATAACCTTCGAAGGCGCGGCCGCAGCTATCACATTCCACGATCTCAACTTCATCGTTGAGATCCGTGTCCAGGCCCATTTCTGTGTCGATATCGTCGATCATATTTCCTTCAACCCATACTGGCGTTCATACCTGCGATGACCCTCGATAGCCTCGCACGCGGTTTCGTAACGTTCGAGCACTTCAGAATCACTCTCCGTGAAGAGTGCCGTTTCATAGATGCCTCCAGAATGTCGGAACGGAAGCCTGACCGTCGAGAGCTCAACCGTTGCTCTTTTCAAGCGGAGCAGACTACTGTTATTCGACTTCAGGTGCATCTTCCAAGACTTTCTTCTTGATCACTTTGTAGATGCCCGGATTCACGCGCAAGACGTGTGGCATCATCTCATGTCTAATATAATTCCTCGTCCGCCTTAAGTCAAGGTTAGACTTATCTTGGTGGAAGGGAACTCCGTTCATGTTGCACCACAGCTCAAGATCACGCTTGCGATTCAAGCGGAACGGTCGGATGACGTTCCTGTTGCGGTACGGAATGATGCCCGGCTTTCCGTTCACCATGTTCCAAAGCCATGTCTCTACACAATCATCAAGGTGGTGTGCCATGATGATGGTAGTGTTTGGCTTGCGCAGGCAGAACGCATCATAACGGAACTCGCGCCAATATTCTTCTTGGCTCTCGCTATCAAACTTGTCGCGGAATTCCTTGATGCTTGCTTGCAAGATCGGAATCTTATTGTCGGTCGCATAGTGCGCCAGCTTGTTGAAGCCTTCCATGGAATCATCGGTTCCATGGTCACAGAAGTAGGCAGTAACTTCATGCCTGCGGCGCAGGAAGTCAAGCACCGCCATGGAGTCTGGGCCGCCAGAACAAGCGACTGCGAGCTTTGGTGGTAACTTTCCTTGTACGTGGATCATAACTTGACGTAATTGATGACGCTGGTCATCACCTTTCGATTCTCATAACAGGGCACCACTTCCTTCACACGAGCACTTATATGGACCGTGTCCTTTGTGATCTCCAAATCACGATAGAAAGTGACCAAGGAGCCGTTTAGCTCTCCGAGATACACCCAGCAATTCATGTGCTTTATAAAGCGACGCGAATGGATGTTCACGTTGCCTTGCACCCCTTGCCCTACCGGAAGTGTTGGTGCCTCGGCAAAGCTCTTGATGAAATCGTTCGTCTTTTTCCTGTCCATTTCGTTCTGCACCATCACTGGCACGTAACAGATCAGTCCAAGCTCAGAACGCACATCAATCTCTTCCTTACCGAGGATCTGGTAGACCTTCCCCTCAAAACTGTTCAACCCATTCGTGATGGCTTTCACCGTTAGATGCTTGAGGCGTCGATCTGCCGTATCAGCATTGACATGATCCTCTTCGGTGATCTCAATGGATGGTGCTTCTCTGGAATGCCAACGACGAAGAGCAAGGGTTGCAAGCTCACGATTGGCCCATGTCTTGCGTATGCGAGTATCCCCTATCCAGGCGTACTCAACCTTTTCCTTGTTTCGATAACACCCGTTCACACGCCATGCAGCATATGCCGCGGCCAGTGCATCATGCAATGTGATCGTTCCCGACATGGCTTGCCCCTTGCTTTGCTGTTCTATATAAAAGCATAAGCTAGGCAATTCGTCAACCTACTTGGTGCGTTGTGCCCAAGCCGCATCAGCAAATCCCCGAGATTCAGCCCACCTCACGAAGAGTCCTGCTTCTCGACCATATGCTTCGATCTCCCAAGGATAGTCATAGTAGTCCATCTTTCTCTTGGAATACTTCTTGCCATCATATCGACTCGTGTCGCCGTCGATATAGTCATATAGCTGTCCGGTTGCCCATTGCTTGACGTGTACCATCTCATGAGCAACGCTTTCCAAGAGCAGCCTTTGTTTCATTCCGCGATCGATGTTGATCTCAAACTCTTTCGGACGGTAGTTATCATCCATCCAAATGCACGTTCCGTAGACCCCTTCACGTTCTTGCATCTTATCACGTAGATGAAGGTTGACTTCAAGAGAGTCATACATGCGAGATGACATGATCCTCTTGCCCGCAAAATGAGCCATGTCTGTTGCTAGTTCTTTTTGGCGATGGGAGCCACCGTAGACGTTAAGCTTCATTCTTGATCACCTTAGAGATGATCATAGTGCCCTTGTCACCGAGTTCAATCTTGACTTGATCGCCTTCGTCCAAGCCTAACCTGTCTGAGATCTCTTTTGGGATCTTCATCTCGAACTGACCATCCACTTCAGTGAATATCTGTTCTGTTGGGTATTCTCCTAAGGTCTCAACCTCAATCTTCGTTTGTTTGCTCATTTGGTTTTACTTTCTTGGCTTGCTGGTCGAAACCATTCCTGCAAGCATCTCTCATACAGACGATCGGCTCCGTTGGTAGATCGAGTTCTTCGTCGACCACGTTGCCTATGAGACCACCCATGCGGCACCAGCCACGATAGATGTTCCCAACTGGATCAATCACCAACTGATCCACGCCTGCGTAACAAGTCCAGTCTTTGTAGACGAAACGTTCATTGTTAGTGATGTTCTCAGCGACCGCCTTTTGCTTGAGCTCTTGGCAATCTCCATAGTCGTACAATCTGGTGTTCCTTGGTGAATCTCTATAGAGCACGCGCTTAGGAACGTCCAAACCAGTAGCTTCCTTGATGTGAGCTTGGAAGGCGGTAGCCTTCGCGTCATGCTGTGGCAAGTAAGGAATCTGGAAATAGCTTTTTTCTGAGTCTTTGAACAGCTTGATCAACGGGATGTAATGGTCATCCAGTTGCTTATCAGTTGCATATTCAAGATGTATGGAAAGATTGATGGCATGGACGTATTGCCGTATCTCTTGCCACCATTGTAGGTTCCTAGAACCTCCGTTCGTATGCACGACCGCGCCTGCACCTCTGTTGTGCAACGAACGCATTATGCCTAGGAACCCTGGGTGTATCGTTGGTTCTCCACCAACGAAAGAGAAAACCGTTCTCTTACCTATGGTCTCATAATGCTCGATCAAGCGTGCGCAAGCATCCTTCACTTCATCTTCTTCAAAGAACGGTGCTGTACCTTGCTTGAACGCTGCTGGGCAATATGAGCAATTCCAATCACAGACGTTTCCAAAGCGCCAGTCTATGAAGACCTCACCCTCTGTCATGACAGATGCTCTCTGGAATTGTCTTTAGTATCTCTTTGATATTAGAGGCTTCGGTCTCGTATGTGAAAACACGATTCTCTAGGTATTCGGGAGGCGGAGTTCCGTATCCAACCTCCCAATCCCATGATCGTTGCTTTCCACCTTTTACGAGGATCTCAACTGTGCGTTTTGCCATGCCTTTTCTCCGCAGTATTTAAGCGAAGCGGGCACGGATCTCCTCGAAATCAATCGGGGTGAAGTTGATGCGCTCCACGCTCACGTTGAAGTACATCGGATCCGGCTCGCTAGTCACACGCCAAGGCATCCACTTGTTACGCACTTCTCTCGGAACGAGATTGTAGTGCGTATGTCCATGGATGTTTGCCTTTGCCCAATGAGGAACGGAACCTGGATGCAGAGGAACGTGCGTCAGATAGAACGTATCGATCTTCTTGATCGACAGGATATCTTCGAAGTAAGGCGTGTAGTCTCGCAGCTTGAAGATATCGTGGTTGCCGCGGATCAGGACCTTGCGTCCCTTCAGTTGCTCCAGTACCTTCAGGCCTCTTCGTGGAATGGCTACGTCGCCAAGGTGGATCACCTTGTCGTTATCACCAACGACAGAGTTCCAGTGCTCGACCATTGCCGCATCGCCTTCTTCTGCCGTGTCCCACGGACGCATCTTCGTGCCGTCAAAGTTCATGAACTTGTAGGCATTGGTGTGTCCGAAGTGCGTGTCACTTATGAGGAATGTCCTCGTCATCGTATCTCTCTATTCAAAATGTGGGCTTTCCACCCACTTGCCAGGTTTGAGCCTCGTCGGTTCCGGCTTCGAACTGCTCGCGGCCATACCCCAGCCTCCGATTTATGGATCATGCCAGGATAGGTCTATCCCTTACGGTAAGTATGCGCTTCACTGTTCAAGAGCTCTATCACTCCACGCATACCCTTCTGTGGTCCACTGGACTTATTGGTAAAACGTCTTGACCGCCCCCATGTGCATTCGTGCCTTATATCTTCTTCGCTACGCTAGACCTATGACACAGTCGCGGGGGTTGGGATTCGGGCGAGTTACCTCACTGACCTTTTCCTTTCTGCCACTCGCGGTACCAGTAGTAGCTCGAGCTCCGGAGAGTCTCGTTCGCGGTGCGGATCGCCTCGAGGATCGCTTTCATGGCTTCGATCTGCGCGGCCTCGAACCCGTTCTTCTGAGGAATGTCATCGAGACGATCGATCACGAAATCGATCAGCGGACAGGTATCCGGCGGAACATCGGGTGCAGCAGCCTTGATCTTGTCAAACTGTGCTTTGGTCATACGTGGCATGGTTCTCTCCTTGTTGTTGGTTTAACATGCCACTACTATAACAGTGTCAGTCGAGCTCGTCAAGTTTTTCGTTGAGAAGATCTCGAAGCTCGGTCATCTGTTCCTTGTTCAAGATGACCTCGTCGTACGAAGCCTCCTTGGCCATGAAGATGTACCCAAGACCCTTGCACAGGCGCTTCCAGAACCCAAGATAATGATTCAAACGCGGTTGCACATATACCAACGGATCTTCCGGATCATCCGGAAAATAGCTCACCACGAACTGGTGTTCTGGTGTATGGCAATCACAGATGAAGACTTTCTCTTTGATCACGTTCCTTTTCCCTTCCTTGCTAAATATCGTATGAACGATGCTTATGTTGCTGCGTTCCGTGAAGTTGTCCAATCCACTCGTGATAGGACTGGATACACCCTTCCGGAGGAGATTGAAGCATACGTTGTGATGCTTCTTGCAGATCACATGGAGAAACCTGATTTTCTCCCCGAGCGTTCATTTGCCGAATCATACTTGAAGTTAGAAAACTCATCTCGTTACTCTCCTAAGGAACTGGGGGATACCTGTCTTTTCGTTACGGGCGTGTTCCCCCATTATGGCAGGAAGTACGGACTTGATAGGACCTACTATAGTAGCATCGGGATAAGTTCGTATGCGCAAGTAGCTGAAACTCTTCATTTCGATCTATTTAGTCGCCTATCGACACGGTTTGAGGCAATAAGCGAATTCATTGAGGTCTCGGTGACTCCGCCTCATTCAACCAAGTTCTTGTCCGATTCCGTTCTTGTTCGACATCTGTGAACTTGTTGGCTATGAGCCCAGCTTGGACGAAGCCTAGCCATCGGCTATACTTGTCAACCGGAAAGGCAGAGTTACCTTTCTCGATGTTCCTGCGCATGGTGATGCACATCCACAGGAGGTGTTCCGGATGGAGAGATTCTTTATCGGTCTCTGTGTGATTGACAGGCTTATAGCCCTTGGCTTCTAGCATTTCTTGATAGAAGACGAACGCTTTCCAGCTTCCGTAATCAATCGTTCCTTCAATGAGTCCTAACATCGTTTCTCCAGGGTGATTAGGGGCTAACCGTGGCCCCTAGCGCGCTTATTAGGTAGCGACCCCTATTGAGTCTTTACTATAAGGCATGGTGCCAAATTTGTCAATACTCAATAGGTGCCTAGCTGCGGAGAGGCCCGGCTCTGTGAATCTGAGAAATTGATGTAGGTCGAACCCATGACTATTTCTCCAGATTCTAGCTTGCGCTGCAAGGTTTCTGGATCACGGGCATCTACTACTTGGAAGTTACCAGAGACCGGATTGATGATCAATATCTCTTCGACGTCATCCGTTTCTGCGTAGAACGTGAGCAGCATGTGGAGATACTGTGCGATGAATCCTTCACCGTTGATGGTGCGATCTCGATTCATGGCCTGTTGAGGATCGAATAGCTTCTTACCGGCCGGACGGAATTCGGCTATCACAGCTGACAGCGCGACATCCGTAAGGAACTGTCTTGTGCGTGAGACTGGAACACGGTTAGCACGGATGGCTGGGTTCAGTACCTTGTTGATCAGCGTAGGACCGAAGTTGGTATATGAGATGCAGGAGATACCCGGTGCTTCCTTCTTGTTCTTCTTGAACATGCGATCATATTCAACCTTGCGGGTGCGTCCTGATCTGTTGTAGGTGAATCCAAATGATTCCGTGTAAGCATCCCATGCGATGGTGTAATTGCCTGCTCCAGACTTTCCGCTACCGATCGCCGGTGTGTTGATACGAGCTCCTGCCTTTGGATCACGGCTAGCCTTTAGCTCGACCTTGCGATCGCCTAGGCTAAGGTCTCCCTTCTCTGCCTTCTTGACCGGAGAGCCGATGATAGAAAGTCCAAGCTCGGCTGGTCCCCAAGAACCAGCACCGCTGCCTTGCGGTACCTTCTGTAGCAATTCATTGAAGAATGGCTCTAGTTCTGCATAGTCGGTCTTGCGGAATTCCTCTAGGATGTTGCCCGACTTCTTGTCGATCAACGGGCCTAGCTCAATCACGCCCGTGACACAATCGAACAGGAAGTTCTGTAGCATCTCTCGACGGTGCGCCTTTTCTGCTATGTCTTCGGCGCAAAAGGCAGCATCGAAGAACACGCTGATGAGGGTATCTTCTACCGCCTTCTCGATCTGCGTGCGTTCCGGTGCGACTGGCATGGTGCGACCCATCGCACCCTTTAGCTTGGTGTCTGGTTCTTCTGCGAACTGCTCTTGATACTGTGCTTCGATGGCTTCAAGTGAACCGGTAGCCTTGGCTGCAAGCTTCTCAATCAATATCTTAAAGTTCGAAACGAAGTTCTTCTCTTCCTGGAACGAATGTTCCAGTCCTGCATCGAAATGCGATTCAGCTATGTTCTGGAATACTTCATATAACTTCTTTTGGTGCTTCTTCGGAAAGCTAAGGATGATCTCCTCAAGCTCTATCTGTAGTTCCTCGATGGTTTCGATCCCATCGTTGAGGCCTATGAGATTCATAGACTGCTCCTTACTTCAAACTCCTGCCTAATCGGCGACCTCCATCTCAGGTGGTTGGAAAAAGTACGTCAGTGCAAAAGGTCTCAACATCTTTCTCATCAAGTCCTAGCGCCCGCATCACTTTTGGTGTATGTGGGTTCTGACGCTGATTGTGAGCATAATAGTTGTGACACCCTATTGTCAAGTCTTGATTTGCATTTCCTGTGTATTCAGGGAGACTTTCTAGGTAAACTTCTAGGTTTTTCACGGCAAGATCAAGGATCTTGTCGATCTCTTCTTCGTCTTGCACGTTGCCAGCTGCTATCATCTCATCAGTAAAGATGTTCTCGGCCCATTCTGGAAGTGTTCGTTTCTTGGAAGGGGTAAAGTCTTTGACACTGTCTTTATACCATTCGACTAGCGGATGCTCCTCCCCACCACTTGATGCCGAGAAGTCATGGAAGGCTCCAGTGATCTTGTTTTCACCTGCGATGACATCAAATCCGTAGATGGGTGCATCATTGTTCGATGCTGGAAAGATGCAGACGTGCATCATCCATAATCCACGTTTCTGTCGTGCATCAACGACGTCAACGTGGGCGCGCCGCACGTCATCACTCTTCCAAACGAGATTGATCCATCCTTGTTCGGGTTGGTTGAAGTGGTCAAGTCCTGGTTCTTGGTATGCTCGAAGATTGCGATTTAGCAGATCTATCATTTCAGCTCGGCATACGTCGAGCTTTTCCCAAACTGTGCTCATTTCAGTTCTGTCATATCCTTGAATAGTTCGGTAGCAAAATCAAAGCATATCTTGGCTTCTATGGCTAAGCCGTCGTGTAGTTTTACACGGAACCGTCCTTTGATATCTTGTATGTCGCCGTCAAACTTATAATACCGTCCTTCACCTGGAACCTTTCGAGCGATCATCTGTCCGCCTGATAGGTCTCCCATGTGCCTCACATAGACATGTGCCATTATCTTATCTGGTTCGTCCATGATGGACTTGAGATGTTCTAGATACCGACTCGTGACTGGCAAGGTTGGAGGGGTCTCTGGGCGTTCTCCCCAGAGTTCAGTGAAGTCTTCCCATATCGCTTTGGCTCGAGGGACTTCAGGAATGCCTGCAAACTGATCATGGAGAATCGCCATGCTCTCCAGTACCCTATAACAGGCATGTTGGTTGAATAGGTAGGTTGCGTATCGTTCATCGTTGATTGATCCAGACATCAATTCCTTGACGAATTCTTGTCTCTCAGCGTTACGGTGATGCTCAAATGTAAGTTGCTTTAAGTTGTCCATAAAGCTACTTAGCATCACTCCTCGTCGAGCTTCACTTGTAATGGAAAATCGTGCTTACGGCTTTGCTCGACAGTCTCAACGGCCTTCTGCTCGGCGACCTCAAATGAGTAGACGCCGGCGATGCCTGAACCCTCTGTATGTATCTGCATGGTGATCTCCGCAGCACTCTCAACGGTGTGCTTGAAGATCCGAGTGAGAACATCCACCACCCATTCCATAGGAGTGTGGTTATCGTTTATGAAGACGACCTTGTAACGGCCTGGTTCATTCGTGACCTCACGAATTTCCTCATCGACTTTCTCAATTGTATCAACGTCTGACATCATTACCTCTTAGAAAAATGAGCGGCGAGCTTAGATTCGAGGACCTAATCCTCAGTAGAGATCCAAATCTCCAAGCTTCGCCCGCCGCCCTCAGTTTACCTTAGGAACGCTGCGTGATAGCGATCTTTTTCGGCTGTAGTGCCTCAGGAACTTCGCGCACCAACGCTATGGTGAGCATGCCGTTCTCGAGGTCTGCGGACTCTACTCGCACATGGTCCGCAAGCGCGAACTCACGCTTGAACGAACGTGCCGCGATACCCTTGTGCAGGTAGGTCACGTCTTCTGCTTCTGGTGTCGTACCCTCAACACGAAGCACGTTTCCGTCCTGGGTGATCTCGATGTCATCCATCGAGAATCCAGCCACTGCCAGTGTCACCTCGTACTTGTTGTCGTCCACGAGGACGATGTTGTACGGAGGAAATCCGGTTGAGACGGAATTGGCGAACATTCGATCAACCTCGTTGAAGAGGCGATCAAAGCCAACTGTTCCTCGTGCGATTGTGGGTAGATCTAGTCTTGTCATTTCAGTTCTCCTTTCATAAGCAAGATCTGTGCGGCCTCAATGAGCACCGCAGACAACAACATAGTATCCTAACCAGTTGTTGTCAAGGGATATTTATCCCATTAGTATCCCCATTCTGCCCGCTGCTTTGCCTGCTTCTTCAGCCAGCGTGAGCGGCCAGCGGCCTTCGCGCGATTACGCTTTTCCGAAGGCTTCATGTAGAACTGACGTTCCTTGTACTCTTGCAAGATACCGTCGTCCTGCACTTTCTTTTTGAAGACCCGGAGAGCCTTACCAAAGTCTCCGTTTCTTACCTCTACCGTTAGACCTCCCTGTGGACGGTCCTTCTGGTTATTCCTCATTGGGGATACTCTCTCCTTTTACCTGACTAAGCGCCCAGGACATGTCATACACCCTGTTGACGCTTAGATTACTATAAGACAAGACAGCCCCATTTGTCAACCAGTAAGTCTTTGAATGCGCGATAAAAAATGCCGCGATCTCGCGTACTTCTGGAGGAGAATTGTCTAGATCTATGTATACCGCGGTGGCCGCTTGGAATACGTCCAAGAGCCAATCAATGTCTTGGTCTGATTCACGGTACCAGTAAATGCGGATACCTTCATTGCTTTGTGCTAAGGTTGCTTGGAATTCTGCTTTGGCTTCGTCTGTTGGACAGATGAGCAAGAAGGCTGGATCAAGATTGTGGATCTTGTCCGGTGGTGTTATCAATAGGATCTTCGACATAATCTTCCCATGGTAGCTTGTCAATGTGTCCTTTTATATATGCGTTCTTGTATTCCTTCAAGGTCTGGTCTGGATTCTCATCTTTCCATCTGACCTTTGCAGCTTTCATGTCTATGTCTTGCTCAAGGACCTCAAATCTTGCTGCACGATCCTTTTCCTCGGGCGTTAGCTCGAGCAATTCTTCAACCGGCATGGTGGATTCTGGGACCGTGTGTTCGCGCTGTCGCTTTTCTCTAGCGATTTCCTGTTTCCGTTTAGCCCAAGCTTCTTCCTCTTCTTCGGTGTTTTCCGGGAAGGTATCCTTGATGGTCAAAGTCGGAATGATTTTCGTCCATTTACGCTCATCTCGTGGTTCTGGATTATCCTCACGATGATATCGGAACGTGTATTGGCTGGCTATGAGCAACAATACGGCAAGCGGATCAAAGACGAAGATGATCACGACGATCATCCAACGTACCGACTCTTCGAGTGTGCTCTGATCAGTCGTGTCAAACACGAACTCAGCGATGTACTTGATAGGACCGACTTCTGCTTCCAGCTTGCGCTGTTCGGCTTGGATGGAGTATTTCTCTTCGGTGAGCTTGTCTAGTGCTTCGTCGGCATCCTTGATACGCTGTTGCTGCTCGTCAACTATGGAATCAATATCTGCTGCATTTCCTTGTCCTAGTTGTGAGCGTAAGCGATTGATGAGTGCGTTGCCATCTTCAATCTGTTTACGGGCGATCTCAATCCCCGGATTATCTCGACGAGCGTCTTCCATCTGCGTGATGATCACTTCCCTGCGTTGCTGCTTCGCAATACGGAAGTCTTCGATCTTCTGTGATGTCTTTGGACCTAGCTTTCCATCTTGTGCTGCACCCACGATACCTTGTGCCTTCTCAACCTCATTGCTTGAGAGTGCCGTTGACAGTTCAGCTAGTGTGCTGTTGATGTTGTCTAGTTCTTGTTGTAGAGGCTGCAAGCGTGACGCCACGCTTGCTTCTGCCTGCTGTATGCGCTCGTAGGCGCTATCAACACGCGCTTGTTCCTTGTCTATCTGCTGTTGTAAGTTAGCATCTGCGCCTGTTCCGCTCGTCTCGACTTGCCGGATCTTCTCATCAGCTCGTGCGATGATAGCTTGCTGGCGTGCTATTTCCGCATCCAGTCGCTCGACTTGGGCTGCACCTTCGGCGCCAGCGGCAGTCTGTTCGATATGAGCTTTAGATAGGAAACCGAAGATGCCCATGCTGGTGATCAACATAAGTACCAGGACCGCGGCCGCGAGATATGTCTTGAGCCACCATTTCGTTCGACCCCAATACCTGTGGAGCCAGACGGCAGTGATCAGCTTTGCTATCTCAAGCGAACTGCCCATGATGATGATAGGAATGGTTGCTGCCGCGAAGATAGCAACCAATCCTGCCACCGAGTAGTAAATAGCAACGGCGCTGATCACAAGCGCCGTTAGAAACGCGAGTATGCCTAATCCCATACTCGTATTTACCGGATCTTAGCTTCCGGGACCCTTGTAGTCCCAACGATAGAACACATGAGCTCCGATACGGCCAATCGGTTTAAGATCCTTCGTCCACTTTGGGCTCACGTATGTGGCATGGTAGTGCGTCGCACCTTCGGTGATGCCACGGAACTGGTTGAAGTAAAGAGCCTTGAATGCCATGTCGGTCATCTTGCTGTAAAGCTCTTCGTTATATGGATCGTCTGACTTGCCATCGCAATACCAACTGAACTGGCAAGAAGGATACTGCTTCACTTCGCCAGTTTCAGGATCTTTCCGGTATGTATAGATGTTGCCATCTCTGAGAGAACCTTGCTTCACGACATCGCAAACGGTGTTCGGATACCGCGGATCGACGACCCTGTTCATTGTGACGTCTGCTACTGCATAGATTCCAGCAGCGTTGTCTCCGCGCGCCTCGTAGTAGAGGTTAAGCGCAAGGCACTCAACTTCGGCAGTGGCTTCATCGGTTGGGAGGTCTGCAACGTTATATTGACCGAAGCTGGTATCGGCGATTGCAGACGTTGATGTGGCTGCGACGATCAACGCCGCAAGCAATGTGCTTCTCATGCTAAACTCCGTGTGTCTGTTTCAAGTAGCAAACACACAGAGTTTAACTTAAAAGTCACATGATGTCAATAGCTAATTAGCTAATTAGCCGACTAGTCCCTTATCACGGAGTATCTTACGATTCTCCGCGTGCTTCTGTTCCATTAGGGCTTTGTCATCCGAGGTGTAACGGACTGCTACATTATCTCGTATCATGACTTCAGTCAATGGTACTTCTGCATCTTCTAATCCGTCGTATATGAGGAAGTCTCCAAGAGAACGACCATATTTCTCAGCTTGGAACTCTTCGGAGCGATAGACGGCTTTGGAACCGACAGGAAGTCGATCCTCGACGTACTTGGTCGCGTACTGCCCGAATATCTTTTCTTCCGAATCTGAGGTGCGTTCCTCGGGTGCATCAATCCCACTGAGCCTGATTCGCTCATTTAGGATCCACATGTTGAATCCTAGATCGATGTCTACGTCGACTGTATCGCCGTCAACGATGCGTTTGATTACTACATGATATGTGTGCATTAGATTCCTCCGCTGGACTATTTAGCGGAGGAATCTATGCAGGCGTCGGAATCAGGTCAGGCGCTTGCGTGCTTGTCCTCTTTGTTCTTGGCACGAGGATCGCCCCAAACCGTCTTTGCTTCGACGCGGACGAACGGCTTCTTGGTCTCCGACTGGTTGGGGTTCGGAATGGTGAGCATCACCCGCTTGCCTTTCTTCCAGGCACTGCGCTGGGCTTCGAGACGGTCCCACGAGACCATCCACTCACGACGGGCCTGCTTCTTCAGCTGGCGGTTGGTTCCGACCTGGCCGCTGGAAACGTACCCCTTGCTCTTGCCACCCTTCTTCTTGGCCATTCAACTCTCCTTGTTTGGGTTTGTGTGTTGCGTAGGCGTCAACGTAAAGTCAGACAATACGCTGACGCCTACTGTTTGTCAACGGCTATTTTTGACGTAGTTAGGTGCCGTAGGGAATGGATCTGGAGCATAGCTCGCCTTGTAGCGAAGCTGGATGCCCCTGCGTTCTTGCGGTCTTTTGTATGTGAGTGGCAACCGCGCCTCTCACTTCTATTTACCCCATCTTACATGGAGTTCTTGCGCTCTTGGATCTCAGCTCTCCGTGTCTTGGACAGCTTGTTGAGATCCATCAGAGCCTTACGTGCGCGACCTGCTGCCGCTTTCACGTCATTTCCCTCAAAGTTTTCGCTCTCTTTGAGGTAGTTCTGAAATGCTAAAACGATTTCTTCATGGGTTGTCACCTATTAACATTAACTCCTTTTATAGTTTTGTGGCTTGTCTTCGATAAATATATTCATGTATTACCTCTATATTAAAACTCATACTGTTACTGGTCTAAAGTATCTCGGACAAACTAAACAGAAAGATTTTCATCTGTATACCGGTTCTGGAGCGAGATGGAAGAGCCATCTCGCTAACCACGGCTATACTTATACTACAGTCTTATTAAAGGAATGTCAAGATAAAAGTGAATTAAAAGAATGGGGAATGTATTATAGTAATCTTTGGAACATAACAGATAGTAAAGAATGGGCTAACCTTTGTGAAGAATCAGGAACTGGTGGCGACACGTCTAAATCTGAAAAGTATCAAATAGGTATAAAAAATCGAGATACTTCCGGTGAGAAGAATTCTATGTACGGCAGGAGTGCCGTACAAGAACAGAATTTAAGATGGTATACCAACGGAGATAAAAACATATACATAACTGAAGGTACCCAACCAAATAATTTTAATCCGGGCAGAAGTAATCTAAAAAGAAAACCCCATAGTGAAGAAACTAAGATCAAACTTAGCCAGCACGGAAGACGAAAATGTGTTGCTCCGGATGGCACAGTTTACAATAGCAGAAAGGAAGCGGCATTAGCATATGATCTCACTCCGGAAGGAATAGGAAAAAGATGCAAAACCGCTTACCTTGGATGGCGATATTTATAATGGGTTCTCTTTTATGATACTATATATTTCTTTCCAATTATCCGCTCTATATATGCGATCATCTGTCCGATCTTGGTTATGTCCGTGGTTCATTAATATTACTCGGTGACCGGCATTAAGTCCTGCTATGGCATTTTCCCATTTATCCTCAATCCACCAAGTTGGATCATATTCCTTGAGGATCTCATCTTTATCTCCACCACAGTCTAGGCAGATGCAACGGCGCACGGATGCACCAAACCATCTTTCTAGGTTCTTGCGTCGAAGTTCACCGGCCCAATGGTCGAGTGAAAGTGACGTGATGGCTTCAAAATGGAAACCTTCCTGTATCATCATTTCATGCAATACCTCAACTGAGTCCCTCAGTGGCTTGAGATATCCAATCCATGCACTTTCGTTGAACCTCAAGATCAGTTCTTTAGCACGTTCCTTGTCGATCCCGTACAGTTGGTCCATGTGGTAGGAGATTTCTGAATCTCCCGTACGATCGTATCCTTTTTCTGCCATCCATGCGTGGAAGGCCGTCTCCCAGTCCAACAAGACGCCATCTACGTCCGTAAGGATCTTTTGAAAACGCATAACTATCTCCTAGGTAAGATAAGTATCACCTGATGCAGTGATGATCGTTGCACGATACGGAGATCCATCTGTTCGATCACTCAATCTCGCGCATAGCCTACCGTTCACTAAGGTGGTAGGAGAACCTGTGATGATCTTGCTCGTATGCCCGCAATCTGCAAGCACGATATCACCAATCCTTGCACAACCTCTTCCGTTGACTATTTTATCTGGTGACGCTGTAACGATCGTTCCTCCAATTCCGGAACCATGTATAGCGCAAGTGCCAAGGGTTCTATCACCAAATCTGGCACATCCTCTACTCATATGAAAGATGCCTGTAACGCTGCGAAAGCATCCTGGCTTGCACTAGCGATGCCACTTATTGCCGATGCTGGATTGATATCGATAGAAGCAAGAGATGATGTCACCCCTTCAATAACAGATATTGCTGAATCAAGGCTGAGTGCTTCAGTTGCTGCTGTTAAGGTCTCTTCTGCACTGTCTTTGAACCCGTCAACAACGGCAGTTACTCCTTCGCCAAGAGTTTCAACAACATCTTTTGCTACACCGCAAAGCGAGATTTTAATGTTGTCTGCAACAGATGAAAGCTCACTTAACAATGAATCAATCGCTCCCGTAACTGCGGATACCGCACTACTAATAGCATCGTTAATACTTGACACCACGCCTTGTATTGCACTAATTGCTGAACTTACTGCGCTGTTAACGGTATCAAGTGCCGATTGTAGTAAACTTGCAAGTGCTGTTTGTCCTGCTGCTATAGCTTCTGCAATCTCACTGGTCAAATCTGAAATTCGGCTATTGATTTCAGATATCAAATCACGTATTCCCCCTGTAAAGCCTTCGATGGTAGCTGCAATAGCATCTTTTATAGCCGTTAGAGCAGCACCGGCAATCTCAGTTACCTGTCCAATAACCTTTTCAATAGAATCCGCAATACCAGCTAAAGAAGGCATTGCACCTTTGAATGCACCGCTGATGTCACAGCCGTCAGCAACTCCACTTAAAAGTGCATTGGTTGATGTCTCTGCTTGTGTTACTAAACTGTCTACAGCATCAAAGTTGAATGGCATTATCTATTCCTTACGTAATAATTGAAGGCTTCTGAGCTACTTCAACACCCGATACCGAACTGTTAAACTGTGCAGCGAAGCCTTCGGCTGTTTTGCCAATAGCCATTACAGTAGTCTTTGAAAATTTAATATTTTCTTTTGGGAAACCTTTCTGATCTACGTCGAAACTAAACATAAACGGGCCTAGTCCAACTCCTTGCTGGGTCATGACAATAGACATTACTTTTGATAGTTCTAATACTTGCATATCTTCTTTAACATAGCGTCCAATTAGTTCCTCTCCTGAGGATAACTTAATAGATACGACGTCATCTTTCTTAAACTTATTTTCAATCAACATCAATCATCTCTCCACATATCATGTTCTTCGTAGTATTGTTCCAGATCGTCACAACCGCCGATATATTCTCCGCGTAACCAAATCTGAGGAACCGTTTTTGCATCAGGTGCTGATTCTAACAACTGATCTCTAGTCCATCCTTCGCCGATGATTCTTTCTTCAAATTCGATATTCTTCGAAGCAAGCATATCTTTCGCAACGTGGCAGTACGGACAATCAGTCTTAGTCCATATGATTGTATTCGTCATGTTTCTTCCTCTATCTTTGTTAGTTGGTATGATGGATACCATTTGGTCTGCTCGTTATCGAGCTCGACCATATATTGGATTGCCATCGTCGCGGATTTACCGTCGTCAGCTAGGTTGATCGCACTACCAACCATTAATACCGTACCATCACCTGCTGTTACGGTTTTTACTCGATCTCCTGCCTTGAAATTAACTTCGACATGGAGATCATAATCATGCATCTTTCGAGCAAACACAAATCCATTCTCTTCAACGAATTTCTTAAGAGAATCGGCACGGGAGATGAACCAATGCCATCTTGGTTTGTCCTTTAGATCGCCCTTAGCTTCGGTCATGATATCATCTGGATGATAACCAGACCCAGGTTTATCCATTCCTTGGTTTGGATCGCATATGATCCAAGCCCGAGCAAGGGTTTCTCTCAAGTCGTTGAAATAAGTCTTGTCAATCTTCATAGCTTGAATCCCTTTAGGAGATCATCGTTCATATCTTGCTTGATACCGCCGATGATGTAACTCTCAACCTCTGTTTCTTGTTTATCGTTCCATATAAAAATATTGTGTGTCCTTTCATCGCTTACCGGTGTTATGTCTATTAACTCACTGTCTCTTTTCCAAACACTATGACCAAATGCAGCCCAGACTTCTGAATGCCTGTCTACCGCTAAGTAATAACCTTTTATTTGTTGGCCTCCGTAAGTTGAGACATACCTTAGTACATTATTATGACAGTCATTTTCTTTTGTGAGAGGTTTCAATCTAATCTCAAGACACATAGCACGGTTGCAGTTAAGGGCAACCATTGCTTCTTTTATTCTTGGATCGTCTTTGGACGGAAGAAAAGCCTCTGTTATTTTATTTTCCATTTAACTCTTCTACCTTCCACCCTGATCTCATTGGTCTTTTATACATATGGCTTGCATGTACCGTACTAAAACTCAGTCCTAGTTCTTTACATTTTTCGTATAGGTTTCCGTGTGCAAAATGTTCATTACCCTCCGGACTAGTTAGTTTCCATTTTTTAGCAGTATTATTCTTTGATCCTGCATTTTGACCTTTACGTGTTTCTTTCATTTTCTTTATTGTAGTTGAACTATGTACTTTGCCATACATCGGATGATTTTTTCCAGAGATTGAGTTACTGATTTTTTGTTTCGTTTCTTCTGTATGTTTTTTTGGTCCGTATCCGCCTGCTAGTTTTTGCCTTGCTAGCCTTTTTGTTTTTTGTTCATTTGCTCTTTTTGTACATTTATATATTTCTTCGTATGTCTTGCCTCTATGATTTGGCGGCAAAGATCCGCCGGGTGTTAGATTATATCCGGTTGGGTACATCGTATTGTGTTCTTGTATGTACCTGTCCTCTCCCGTAACATTATCCTCAGCTATAACTTCAAAATTTAGATTTTTTAAGCCATATTTTTTAATAGCTTGGAAAACTATTTCACTTCCTTGTCTGCGTTGATGGGCTTGCCATCTCTTTGTCGGATTTTCAGTGTATCCAATATATGACTTACCGTTAACCTTGTTCGTTATCTTATAAATGTATCCCATACGTTATTTATCAAACTAAACTACAGAGTTATCTATAGTTTGAAATCTTTTATATCTTCTGTAGTCACATCTTGCTTGATTCCGCCGATGATATAAGATTGATTTTCCGTTTGTTGAGGAGCCACCTGTAATCCACTTGAGCTCAACCAATGCTGAGTCCAAGGCAACGGATTGGTATTGACCGGCGCCGAGAAGATGGTATCATATCCTAGTGCCTTGAGCCTTCGGTTCGCGATATATTCCACGTAACCATGTAGCAGTGTCTCATTCAATCCGATGATGCTTCCGTCCTTGAAGAGGTGCTTGGCCCAAGCCTTCTCCTCGTCGACGCATAGGCGCCACATCTCGTAGACTTCGGCTTCACATTCTCTGGCAATGGTAACCATCTCAGGATCGTCCTTGCCCGACATCCAGTTCTTTAGGATGTGTGTGGTCAAAGCCAGGTGTTGTGCTTCATCACGTGCGATGAGCGAGATGATCTTGGCAGACCCTTCCATCATCTTTAGCTCACCGAATGCAAACGTGCAAGCGAACGAGACATAGAACCGCAGCCCTTCAAGTATGTTGACGTTCATCATTGCCAGGAAGAGCTTCTTCTTGACTTCTTTGAGCGATCCTTTTCCGTGATGGAAGAACGCATCTGCTGCGTCCGTGAACGCATCGTAGTTCCTCGTCACGCTGGTAGCACGCTTTAGGATCTCCTCGTCGTCAAGGATGGTATCAAACACCTCGCTCGGATCCGCATACACGTTTTTCATGATATGTGTGTACGACCGGGAGTGGATCGTCTCAAAGAAATCCCAAGTGACGATGCAACCTTCTAGTTCCGGTAACGAAGCGTAAGGAAGGAATGCCAAGCACGGTCCTCTGCCCTGTACGCTGTCTAGAAGGGTTTGATACTTCAGGTTAGCGGTGAAGATGTGCTTCTGTTCAGGACGGAAGTTCTGATAATCCGCCCTGTCTTTCTGCAAACTGACTTCTTCTGGTCTCCAGAAATAGCCAAGCATGGTCTGATTCAGCTTGTCATAGACCGGAAACTTGAACGCATCATAACGCTGCGTGTTTTGGTCCTCACCGAAGAACATGTGTTGCTTTGTGAAGTCTACTTTGTTTTGGTTGAATACGGTCTTACCCATTCTGTTCCTCTCTGCCTACATTATATACGCACGGCTGCAAATGTCAACCGATTATATGGTGCAGGATTCACAGGCTTCAGCATCTTCAAGAGCACCAGTGCTTACGCTTGGCTCTTCCGCATGACCGTTCAACTCTCCGCGCTCTTCTTCAACCTTGACGTCGTCATCAGTCTTGTAATCATAAGTGTTCTGGTAATACGAGGTCTTCCATCCCATCTTGTAAGTCTGCAATAGGTCTCGCATCATCACAGACATAGGGACTTCGTTGTTCTCAAACTGTGTTGGATTGTATGACCAGTTGCCCGAGATGCTCTGATCGAAGAACTTCTGCATCGCCGCTACGACGTTGATGTATCCTTCGTTTCCTGGCATGTCCCAGAGCAGAGTGTAGTAGTTACGAAGCGTTTGATACTGCGGTACGATCTGCTTAAGAGGCCCTTTCTTCGACTTCTTAACGGACAGGTATCCTCGTGGGGGCTCGATTCCATTGGTTGCGTTTGACACAACGCTTGAGCTCTCCGATGGCATCTGTGCGGACAGTGTCGAGTGCCGTAATCCATGTTCTCGAATGCTTTCGCGTAGAGAATCCCAGTCATGTTTCAACTCCGTTGGAAGGACATCATCGATGTCCGCCTTGTAATGGTCAATTGGCAATAGACCTTGTGCGTATTTAGTGCGTCCAAAAGCTTCACAAGGACCTCTCTCCATGGCTATCGTGTTGGAGGCCTTCAAGAGATAATACTGGAAACTTTCGGATAAGTCATGCACTAATTTCCATGCCTCAGGATCGGAATACTTTACCTTGTTCTTTGCAAGGTAATGTGCGAGGCCAATGTAACCAACGCCGAGTGAACGGCGAGCCTTCGTTGAGATCTCCGCAGCAACAACAGGATAGTTTTGGAAGTCGATGATCTCTTCAAGTGCGCGTACCGCAATCTCGCATAGGTCTTCGAGTTCATCCAGGTCTTTCAGGAGACCTACGTTAATGGCGGAAAGGATGCACAGGGCGATCTCGCCTTCCTTGTCGTCAATGTGCTGGATCGGCTTGGTCGGAAGGGTGATCTCCTGGCACAGGTTGCTCATGTAGACCCGGTCTTGGAATGAAGAATGTGTGTTGCAATGATCCACGTTCATGATGTAAATCCTGCCAGTCTCAGCACGTTCTTTGATCAGCTCAGAGAACAGTTCCATCGCAGGAATCTTTCGCTTCTTGATCGATGTCGCTCGTTCGTACTTCTCGTATAGTTCCTTGAACGTATCTGCATCGCCGAAGAATGCTTCATATAGATCTGGCACGTCATGTGGTGAGAACAATGTGATGTCACCGCCTTCAAGCAGACGTTCATACATGGTCTTGTTCAACTGTATGGAATAGTCTAGCTTGCGTACACGGTTATCTTCAGTTCCTTTGTTGTTCTTGAGGACCAGGACATCTTCGATCTCTTGATGCCAGAATGGGAAATGAACGGTAGCACTACCGCCTCTTACTCCATTTTGTGTGCAACAACGGACTGTAGATTCTGTCTTCTTGAGGAAAGGGATGACTCCGGTGTGTGCTACTTCTCCGCCGCGGATCTTGGAGTTGACTCCTCGGATCCTGCCTGAGTTATAACCGATGCCAGCCCGTTGAGCTGTGTAACGACCGATTGCCATATCAGAAGCAAAGATGCTGTCAAGAGTATCATCGCTGTCAACAAGAACACAAGAGGCAAACTGCCTAATCGGAGTGCGCACTCCTGACATGACCGGAGTGGGGATGTTGATCTTAAAAAGTGAGGTCGCATCATAATACCTTCTTACTAGCTGCATACGCTCTTCTTTTGGGTAACGTGCGAAGAGAGTCGCTGCAATCATCATATACATGTATTGTGGCGTCTCAAATAGCTCACCAGAAGAACGATCCTGTAGCAGATACTTGTCCACTACCTGGCGTAATCCTGCATAGGTGAAGTTCTCATCACGCTTGTGATTCATGTATGAATTGAGACGCTTGAGCTCGACATCATCATAAAGGTCAAGTATCTCCTTGTCATAGACACCACGGGCGATGTTCATGTCGATCATCTCACCCAGGGCCACGGTCTTGTAACCACCAAATACCTCCTTGTAGGTTCCGTACAGGAGAAGACGGGCTGCGGCATATTGGTAATTTGGGTTATCAAGAGAAATCAGATCGTTAGCGGATCTGACCAGTATTTCTTGTATTTCTTTTGTCGTCATTCCATCATAGAATTGTAGGTTAGCATTCATTTCAATCTGAGATGCCGAAACACCTGCGAGCCCCTTGCAGGCCTCTTCCACGACAAAGTGTATCTTGTCGATGTTGATTGGCTCCCGTGAGCCATTCCTTTTAACGATCATGATTCCGTTAGACATTTTCTCTCCTGTATCAATCTGGATGATATTTATGGGGCTCAGGACATGATGTGAACTTCTCGTGATATGATGTCTGGTACACCTTCTTCATCCCATAAGCCTATCTTGTTGCCGTCTACGATCAAGCAATAAATGACCTGCTCTCTTTTCGCATCCGTACCTATATGTATCTCAAACCTGCTGTCACAAAAGCGACGGCTTAATTGCAATGAATAGAACATTGCCAGCACGACCGTGAACGGACAGTAGATGTTTTCCTCGACCTGTTCCCAAGGATCAGGCCATGTTTGCTTATCGTATGGATCTGCTGCCATTGATACCAACGGAGCATTCCGATAGAACCTTTGGAGATCTCCAAAGGAATCAGTTGATTCTTCAAGTTGAGACCGTAGTTGGTTCCAGATCTTTAGCCTGGCATAGTAGTCACGTTCAAGGAACATCACGACAATGTATAAGTCTTTACTCTAAACCAAAAGTCTGCACTATCCGAAGTAGTGGTATTCTCGTATGTCACGACCAGTGTGTCGATGTTCGTGTCTGCATCCTCGTCCGTCAGTGAAGCACTGAAGGACAAGTTGGTTATGTACGAGATGTTGCCATTGTATTCGTAGTCTTCTGCTATCTCCACGTTGGAGGTAGAGTAGTCTACGGTTAGGTGTAGTGAGCCACGACGTAGCGCATCTACCTGATTGGATCGGTAGATGTAATCTACCACGTATGCCTTATCCGAGTCTGCAGGCAGCTTGAATGCTTTTGCACCAGCACCTGCCTGGACTATCGTATTGCTGTTATAGAAACCCTGCTCTGACACACCATCACCAGCAAAATGCGGAACGAAAGGATCAGATAAGTAAGTCCCATCAAAGGAAAGTGCAGGGAACCTAGAAGTGTAATCATCGATGCTCTTGTTGGTCGGATCATCGATCTGTATGACCGGGTAAAGTGCTGCGGCTTCCGTGCCACCTGTGTTACCGACGTCATAATAATGGTTGCTTTCGCTCAGGTTGTATTTTCCGGTAGCTACCCAGAAACCATATTCGTCAATGTCGCGGAACTCAGAATTGGTCACCGTGTTGTTAAGTGGACCTGTTAGCTGCCCTGTGATACCACCATTGGTATTGCGACCCCACACGATGCCGCGTCCAAGCTCGTGGAACACACAATCATCAAAGTTGTTGTTCATCACATCATAGCGCGATTCGACACCATATGAGAATCCAACGACTTCGATGTTGGAGAACCTGTTGCGTGAGCAGGTGACCGGAGTTGATAGCGCCGACATGCTGATGCCTACATTGGTCACCACTATCGCATCACTTGATGCCCAGTCACCAGTCAGCTTTAGATCATGGAAGATTGAATCCGTGCAGCTCTCAAGGTTCAATGCTTTGGCATTGATTCCTGTCGTCTCGATGGTCATGCCAGAAACATTGATGTACTTGGCCTGGTTGATCGTCGTGCTGGTCGCATCAGAAGCTGGGCTACCAGGAGTGGAGGTTGAATTGAC